GGGGTCGTCGCCGTCGACGGTGGCCTCGGGCGTGGCTGATGGTGCGCCGCCATGCAGATCATCGGCCGGGTTGGTATCGAACTGAAGCCCGAGCTGCTGGGCTCTGCCCACCTCAGCCGCGCGAGCGGTGAGCAGATCTTCTAGGTCGCCGCCCTGCTCGGCCACCACCTGGGCCTGCGTGGTGAAGCCACAGCGGACGGCCTTCTCGTAGGCCTTCACTTCCTTCTCGGGGTCAACCCATCCCCAGCCGCGCGGGAACCACCGGACCATCGTGAATCGCTCCGGCGCCAGGTCGTAACCGGGCAGGTCGAGCGCGCCAACGGCCACCGCGGCCGGTAGCCAGCGCTCAAAGACGGGCCGGTGTAGATGCTCGATCAGGAACTGCTGCAGGCTGCGCCAGTTCTCCCGGGCTTCCAGGAGCTCTAGGCGGCTGCTGCTGTAGTTGGTCTGGCTGTAGTCGCTCGACAGGCTCGGATACGGCACGCCGGTCGTTGCGGCCACGGCGCGCAGCATCGAGCGCAGGAAGCCCTCGAAGTTTGGGTCAGGCGTGTTCAGGGTGGGCACCGTGACCGATTCGCCCGGCGCCAGGTACTTGAAAACACCCGGCTCAAAGTTGCTCACCCGTTCGGCGTCGTAGACGTCATCGCCGATCAGCCCGCCCTCTGGCGATTGGATGAACCCCATGAGGCTTGATGCCGCGCGAGCGCGAACCACCTCCGCCTCCTCGAACCCTGCGAGATGGTGAAGCCGCTTCACCGCTGCGGCGAACCAGGGCACGCCCCGGGTCTGGCCCGGCCGCTCCAGCTGCGCAAGGTGCAGCACCTGATCGGCCGGGATCTCCTGCACCCGGTAACCGACAGATCCGGCGAGATCGCCAGGGTGCCGGGTGCGAAAGCAATAGCTGATCGGTCTGCCCCAGCGGTCGACCCGCACACCCATGCGCCATTCATTGCCGGCGGCGTCGGGGCCTTCGGTCTTGCCCTCGTCTACCAGGTCGGCTTCGAGGATCTCCAGCGCCAGCGGCACCGCGGCACCGCCGAACGGCTGCGGCACCAAGCGGATGAACACCTCGCCAGATTCGGCAATCGCCTGAATTGCCAGGCGGCTGATCTCGACGAACGACAACCGGCCAGCGGTGTGGCAGGTGGTGGGCCTGCACCAGCTCTCCCATGCGGATTCGATCTGTCGGTTCAGGCGTTGATCCAGCCGGCCGCCGCCGCGCTGCATCGGGATCTGCGCCTGCATGCGGATACCATGGCCGACCACGTTGCAGGCGATCGCGCGCAACGCCTGGCGGGCGTAGGCGTTGTCTCGGACCAGCTGCCGCGAGCGGTTGCGCAGCCTGACCAGGCTGCCATCGATCTCGGCATCGGCGCTGGTGGAGCTCGTCACCCAGTCGGCCGTGAGCCGCGACACCAGCGCGCCTTCGTAGGCGCGGCGCCTGGGGGCGGCCGGGGCCGGCTGCTGTGGCTTGCTGCGCTTCCGTTTGGCCATCAGCTGCCGAACCTCACGAACAGAGACCGCGGATCACCCAGGCCGGCGGCCACCTTCTCCGCCGCGCGCTCGCGGGCCACGATCGCTTTAAGCTGAGCCTCTCGCGCCATGAGCTGCCCCAGGTCCGCGGCATCGAACTTGCGGCTGCCGATCGTGTAGCTCTTGGCCCCCTTGGACACGATGGCCCTGATGGCGGCCTGCACCGCCTCCAGATCCTGCTCTGCCTGGCTGCGGCCATCGAACGCCCCGGGGCTGCCCTGATAGCTCAGGCTCGGCAACACCTCCGTTGTGCCTGCCCCCAGGGCCAGCACCGTGGCGCCTGATGTCGCGCGGACTTCCCAGTACCACGTACCGGCATCGAAGCCGGCGGAGGTGTTGGCCGGAATCACCAGATCCCAGCCGCCATCGCTGCGGGCCGTGCCGGTGATGGTCGCGCCTTCGCTGGCGGTGTTGGTGCGCAAATACGCCGTCAGAGTCCAGGTGGCCGAGGTCGCCGCGTTGCCGTCGAGATCCACGGCGGCTGGCTCCACCCATTGCACCGTCGATCCGGCCCGAATTGTTGCGGGAACTGCCATGGCTACAGGTTAGACACTCCGGATCACCAGCCCGACACGAACCCGCCGGGGCGTGATGGCGTTGCGGGCCGGCGCTGCGCTGGCTTCGGGGCGGCTGGTTTGCTGATCTGTGCCTCCAGCTGATCCCACATGGTGGCGCGGTTGTAGCGCCTGGCCACCAGCTGCAGGGCGGCGTAGGCGTAGCGGGTGCAGTCGCCGCCTTCGTCGCGGGCGCCTTTGGGCAGGATCCAGCTGTAGGTCGTTTGGCCTTTGTCGCGCTTCGGCATCCGCTTCCACGGAAACAGCTCTGCCAGGAACTGATCGGTTGCGGCCTCGCCTAGGTGCAGGTAGCTGGGGCCTGGCTGCTCGACCCGGAGCCGGCCCTGCAGGTGGTTCACGCTGGCGTCGTAGCCGACCCGGTAGAGCATCACACCGCGCTTTTGGGTTTGGTTCTTGCGGTTGATGTCGACCGGCGTGCCACGGCTGAGCAGCGGCTTCCCCTTGGCGCCCTCGCCTTTTGCCGGCACCCATTGCGCCGTCCGCGTCCGGCACCATTCGCGCACCTCTTGAGTGGCGATGCCGCCGTCATCAATGCAGCCCATCGCCAGCCGGAGCTCTGCGCCATCGTCGCGGCGCCACTTCGTCGCGGCGATCTGATCCAGCTGTGCCAGCGTCTCGGCCTGTTGCGGGTCGCCGTCGATCTCGAAGTGCCCCAGGTGCCAGCCTTCCTCACCCCTGCCCCAGCCCCAGACTGTCACCACCAGCCGTTCATTCACCGTGCCGCCACCGCCCTGCACATCTACGCCAGCGGTGATCAGCAACACTCCGGCCGGCACCCTGCCGATGGGGTAGCCGTTGCCGGCCTCCAGATTCTTCCGGCGGTTGGCCAGCCCGTCGCCGGTCAGCTTGCCGCTGATGCTGTCTTCCCAGGGCACACCCAACACGGTGTTGTGGAACGTCTGCATCGCGTCGGGGCTGCCCAGGCGCATTTGCTCCAGGGCTTCGCGGTACTCATCCACCAGTAACGGCCACTGAGCCGAGCGGTGATAGCTGTAACCCGCCCAGACGTGGCGGCTGCGCCAGGCGGGGAAGCCATCGCGCAACACCTGATTGCTGCGATCCAGCCCCAGCGGACACGCCCACCCGCCGCGCTCATCCATCCAGGAGAGATGCCGGTACTCGATCAGCTTGACGCAGTTTTCGCAGGTCATCTTTCCGGCGTCAGCGCCTTCCTTTACAAATTGCTCCCATCTCAGCTGCTGGTAGTGGCCGCAGTGCGGGCAGGGTAGGTAGCGATACTGCTGATCACCCATTAGAAAGAACTGATGGGTTTTGTCGTTCGGGAAGATCGGCGTGCCGCCAATCGTGATTTTGGGATCGGTCACGGTGCCGGCCCGCTTCATGCCCAGCCGGATCTGGCATCCCTCGCTGATCGGTTCATATGCGCTGGGCTCCTCGAACGCCATCCGGCCTCTCTCCACCCTGCGGAAACTGCGGCCCGTCGCCGCGCTCACGATGTCGATCAGGGCGCCATTGAGCAGGCGCTTGAGTTGAATGGTGTTGGTCGCGCTGCCTCTGGCCTTTTTCTCGCTGAGCAACCCTTTCAGGCACGGGGCGCCATCATCATCAGAGAACAGATCGGTTATATCTTCCTTGCTGTAGCGCTGCGCTTCGTCGTTTGATGGCTGGATCACCATGATTTTCGACGGCTTCCAGTGCGCCCAGTATTGGATGAAACCAATCTTGATTGCCTCGCTCCAGCCGATCCGGGCGCCTTTCATGCAGATTTCACACTCCACACTTGGATGCGTGAACCCGTGGAACCAGTCGCGCTGATATGGCCTGGTATGCCATTTGCCCCGGCTAGCTGCATTGCCGGTCACGTAGCCAAACCGCTCCGCGTACTCCAAACCGCTAATCATCGGCCGCGGCCGAAACAGTTCAGCGATCTGCCGCGCCATGGCCCGCTTATCTCGGCTAATCATTCGTCTGCCTCCAGATCTTCATAGCTCCAGTTCGCCACTCCTTCCATCATTTCCTTTATTAGCCTCTCGATCTTTTCTACTTCCTCGATCAGCAGGTGCGGGATCGCTTGTTTGATCTGACGCGGTAGAGCCTCGGCTCGGTTCATGATCTGCGCTGCTACCGCGTTTTGAGCCGTCACGAAGTCGGCGCGGTAGACGAGCTCGCCCTCCTTGGCGCGGCGCTCTAGTTCAGCGATCAGCCGCTTTTCCCGTTCATGCCGAGCTCGTTCATCGTTGAAGCTCGGCACCTCGCTGTCATCGGCGGGGCGGGAGGGTGGGGGCTGCGTTGGCTCGACTGGCGCCTCCTGGGCTGCAGCTGATGGCGCCGATCCCCAGCTGAGCATCTCCAGGCCCGCCTCCGCTGGCAGGGTCACCGGCACCGGCTTGGGCTTGTTGCGCTTCCTGCTGTTGTTTTCGTATTGCTTTAGCCCTTCATCTTTGTTGATGTAGACCTTGCCTTCCCGCGTTTCCGTTGCCGTGATTAGTCCAACCTTGACGGCTTGGCATACGGCACTGCGGCTAACCTTGGCTAGCCGCGCAAACTCGGATTGCGTTACTAACATCAAACGGCAAGTAGGGTGATTTCTTTGATCACCTTTCTGCATCCGTCATAGTCTCCGGTCGCCAGCATCTTCTGATACAGGCTCCGGTAAGCCATGATTGCCCAGCCCTTGACTGCGCTGGCGTCAGGATTGCCGGCTGCTGATAGGTGGCTTTTAACTGACGCCATGGTTTCGTTGGCGTTGACTTCTGGGTAGTTAGCTTCCAGTGCTTCGCGCACTTGCTGCTCTGATGCGCCGGTCAGCAGCCAGTCAACGACTGCCAAGGCCGGAGGCGGTCGCCGCTGGATTGGCGCAGGCTCAGCCTTGGTCATTCCACCATGCCACGATGTCCTTACTGCTCATGTCGGCTATGTTTTTATCTTGCTTGTTCCATACATCATCTAGCACTGATTCCAGGAACTCGCACAGAATAGGATCGTGGCCGACTTGGAATGACTCAAGCCGAGGATTCTGGTTTAGGTTCATGCTGCTGCGCAATGCAATCTGCCAATCTTGATTTGTGATTGTGCAAAATTTGGCATGCGTTCGCGTTACTCGGATCGCATCATGCCCAAACTGGCGCCGGATCTCAGCGGCCAGTTGCGGGCATCGGCGCATGAATGTCAGATCGACCAGCCATCGGCAGCTGATGATTGCGCCGGACTGCACTAGCTCCAGCATCCGCGACACGTCGCCATTGGCAGCGGTCCATGTCGAGATGGAGAGGTTGGCCGGCCCGGTCTTGGCCAGGATCGCTTCGATCATGTCGGTCAAGCTGAACTGGCCGCGCGTCAGCCCGAACAGCTCCATGCCGTCGCGCTCCAGGTCGGACACGGCTTCGGCTGCTGACTGTTGACGGCGTAGGTCTTTGATTTCGCGCGTTGGGATTGGCCGCTTTATCACAGCGCGGCGGATGTTGCCAGGGTCTGCCACTGGATCAACGGCTGGCTGCATCAAAGGGTTGAACCCGCCGCCGATCGGCAGCGGCTCGACTGGGCTCAGGATGGAGAGTTGCATGGCCGGATGGCCTTGTTAAGTTGACAGTCCCATCTTGACACCTGAACAGGCCAGTCGTAACCCGTCTTTTGGGTCGTTACCTGCTGCAGCACTAGGCCAGGATGGCGTTAAGGCTTATTGAGATCAGTTCTCAACACAGAAACCGGGTCGCTTG